GTTTGTGGAGTGGCGTCGCGTCAACGAGTTGATGCAGCGGGCTCGCAAACCCAAGGCGGATCTCGAGGCCCGCGCCGTCAAGCTGTCCAGCGAACTGCGGCAACTCGAGGGCGTCATGGGCATGGGCATCATGTCGCGCAACGCCATTGCGGCGGCCGCGAAGGAACGGAGCGCGCCGAAGGTGATAGACGCCAACGTCCCCGCACTGAGGATTGCCGAGTGACCGCCGAATCCCGTAAGAAAATCGCTGCGATCGCGCGGCAGGTTCCCGGCTTCGACCCGTGGGCGCATGCTGGCGCGTGCGGGGCATGGTTTGACGCTGACGCCGCGATTGCGGCCTGCAACTTTTTCGCGGACCATGTTCGGCACATCGAGGGCGATGCACGCGGCAAGCCGTTCACGTTGCGGCCTTGGCAAGCGGCAATCGTCGCTAACCTGTGGGGATGGAAGATGAAGGACAAGTTGGACCGTGAAGTCCGACGCTTCCGCAAATGCCTGATTTACATCCCACGCGGCAATGGAAAGTCCAGTTATTCGGCCGGCCTAGTGCTGTTGTCGTTGTTCACCGACAACGAGCCCGGCGCGCAGGTGTATCTTGCCGCCGGCCAGAAAGAGCAAGCGGGCATCCTATTCCGAAACGCAAAGGCGATGATAGCGCAGGATGAATGGATGAGCGAGCGATCGCAAGTGACGAAGGGCGATCAGCGCCGCGTGATTCGATTGCTCGACGACCAGGAGGCATTTTGCATGACGATCCCCGCCGAGGCCAGCGGGCAGCATGGCAGCATCCCGCACATGATTGTCATTGACGAATTGCACGTACAGGATTCGCGGGAACTGCTGGATGTGTTCGAAACGTCAATGTCAAAGCAGGTCCGCAAACAACCGATGATGGTCATGCTCACGACCGCCGATTACGACCGGCCCTCGCCATGCAACGAGGTCTACACGCACGCCGTCAACGTCCGCGACAACGGCGGCGACAAGGCCAAGCCCGGATTCGATCCGCACTTCCTGCCCGTGATCTACGAGGCCGGACCCGACGACGATTGGAAGTCTGAGGATACCTGGAAGAAGGCGAACCCCAACTACGGCGTGAGCGTGAGCGCCGACGGCATGCGCGCCGCGTGTGCGAAGGCGATCGAGAATCCGGCGTTTGAGAACGCCTTTCGGCGGCTGCATCTGAACCAGAAAACATCGCAGGACTTCCGCATCATCCCGCTCGATCAATGGGACGCTTGCGAGGATGTGGGCGCGCAGCTTGAACGGTACGCGGGAATGCCTTGCTTTGCCGGCCTGGACCTGTCGAGCAAGGAGGACCTGACCTCGTTTGCGATCGTGATTCCGCTTGAGGCCGAGCGTGTGGCGTGCTTCGCGTGGTCATTCTGCCCGCAGTCCAAGATCGATCAGCGGGCCGCTCGCAAGCGTGCGCCTTACGATGTGTGGGCAAAGGATGGATGGATCGAGGCGACGCCCGGCAACAGCATCACCTATGAGGCTGTCCGCAATCGCATCCTTGCCGTGGATCGCGTGTGTCCGATCCAGCATCTATTCGCTGACCCCTTCAACGCGCGGGAGACGGCGACGATTCTGATGGAGCAGCACGGATTCCAGGATCGTTTCAGCGAGTTTCCGCAGACGATGGCCAACCTTTCTGCGCCCACGAAGGACCTGATTTTCCGCGTGAAACATGGCTCGATATTGCATGATGGCAACCCCGTTTTGCGATGGGCAGTTGGCAATGTGTCCGCGTTTTTCCGTGGCACAATTCCAGACGGACAGCGCATCGAGGATGTGTTGGACCGCGTGCCGCTCATGCCGAGCAAGCGCAGCAGCGCCGACAAGATCGACCCCGTTGCGGCACTCGTTAACGCGCTCGCGGCCAAGGCCATGCGTCCCATGTCCGAGGGCGGAACCAAGTGGAACCCCTGGCAAAACTCTCCCGCTCTAGTGGTGCTGTGATGCTCGACATGATCCGCAGAATGTTCGGACGGCGTAGCGTTGAAACGCGGGCATCGGGCGATCCCGTTGTGGCGGCGCTGCGAAGTGTCGGCACCTACGCCGACGCCGGCGTGAACGTGACGACCACAAACGCGCTCGGCATTGCCGCCGTGTGGGCAAGCGTCCGCGTGATATCCGACGCGATTGCAACCCTGCCGATCCATGTTTTCGACCGAGAGACTGCCGAGAATCGGCGCGATCATGTGGCCGCGATGGTGCTGGGCCGATCGCCTAATCCGTGGATGACATCGCCAATCTTCCGCGAGGCGATGATGGTGAACCTGCTTTTGAGCGGGAACGCCTACGCGGTGATTGAACGCGACGAAGCGCAGGACGTGACGGCGCTTTACCCGGTGCCATCGTGCGATGTTAGCACCTACAAAAGCGGGATGGGCCTGGCCTATCGCGTGCCGTTTATCGACCGGCACATCGCGTCAACGGACATGCTCCATATCCAGGGCATGAGTTTCGAGGGATTGATTGGCCTGTCGCCGATCCAGTACAGCAAGCAAAGCCTCGGCACGACTATTGCGCTCGACAGTTACGCCGCGAAATTCTTCGCCAATGGCGCGAACATCGGCGGGATTCTCCAGTTGCCGCCGATGAAGAAGGAGGACATGGACACATTCGTCGAGAGCTGGCGCAGGCACTACAGCGGTGCCGAATCCGCATTCAAAGTCGCGGCATTGCCCGACGGCGCGAAATTCATGTCAACGTCGAGCGACCCGGAGAAGGGGCAGGCGCTGCAAAGCCGCCAGCACCAGATCCGCGAAGTCGCGCGAATCTTCCGCGTGCCGCCGCACATGATCGGCGACCTGGAAAAGTCGAGTTACGCCAGCATCGAGCAGCAGCAAATTGAGTTCCGGCAATTCTGCATCATGCCGTGGGCCGTCAAATGGGAGGCCGAGTGCAACCGCAAGCTCTTGCGCGACAGCGAGCAAGGCCGGTTGGAAGTTCGATTCAACCTCGATGCGCTGCTGCGGCCCACGACCAAGGAACGCTACGAGGCTTACATGCTTGGCCGGCAAGCGGGATTCCTTTCGATCAACGACATCCGCCGGCGGGAAAACCTGCCGCCGATCGAGGGCGGGGACACCTACCTAGAGCCGCTGAACATGGAACCGGCGGGCTCGCAACAGGACGATTCCAATGAGTAAGACAACCGAAGTCCGTTCGCTCGAATGCGAAGTCCGCGCGATCCGAGAAGATGGCAAGCCGACGAGGCTTGTAGGGTACGCCGCGAAGTTCGATGAGCTTTCGCAGGACCTGGGCGGATTCCGCGAGAAGATCGCGCCGGGCGCGTTCGATGAAACGCTCAAAGCCAACCCCGATATACGCGCGCTGGTCGATCACGACTACACGCGAATCCTCGGCAGGACCAAGGCCGGAACGTTGAAACTCAACGCCGATGCGACTGGCCTGGCCGTCGATATCAGCCTGCCCGATACCAGTTACGCGCGGGACATGATCGAGAGCATTGCGCGTGGCGATATCGCGGGCATGTCGTTCGGCTTTTGGGTCGAGGGCGAGGAGTGGGACAACACCGACAAGGCGAACCCCATCCGCACTCTGACCAAGATCGACCTGCGGGAGGTCACTGTGACCAGCATCCCCGCGTACCTGTCCACCGAGCTTTCTCTGCGGGTCGATCCCGACGCCGCCGGCAGGGCCAACGCAAAGGCCGAGGCCGCGGCCAAGGCGGCGGCGGATATTGCAGCGCAGCACCAGGCCAACCGACTGTACCTGCAACTGATTGACTGAGTGTTTTATGTCGGCGTCCGGCGTGGCGATCACCGGAGCCAAATTCTGAATGATCGCCGGTTCTACACAGGAGAGTCATATGACTCCGTTCCAACTCAAATCGCTCCGCGAGAAGTGCGCCGAATTGAAGGCGTCCGCCGAAGCGATCTATCGTGACGCCGACCCCAAAAACACCGGCGTCGTCAACATGCCCGCGGACAAGCGGGAGCAAGTCACTCGCATCCTGGCCGAGCTGAAGTCGGCGAGGGAAGACCTGGCCAATGGCGAGATGCTGGCGGCTCAGTCTGCCGCGTCCGCGCCGGTCATGTCCGCACAGGATCAGCGCAGCTACAGCGTGCTGCGCGCCGTCGCCAAGCTTGAGCGCCGGGAACCGCTGGACGGGCTTGAGCGCGAGGTGAGCGACGAGATCGCCAAGCGCAACGGCGGCAAGCAACCGAGCGGCTTCTACCTGCCCCTGGAAGTGCGCGACCTCACCGTCAGCACCGGCAGCGGGGCCGTCGGCACCAACGTGCTGGGCTCGCTCATCGACGCCCTCCGCGCCCGTCTGGTTTGCGCTCAGGCCGGTGCGACCGTGCTGTCGGGCATGAATGGCGCGTTTGCGATCCCGCGCATCAGCGCCGCCTCAACCGCGTACTGGGTCGCGGCCAGCGGCACCACCACCGCCAGCAACCAGACGCTGGATCAGGTCGGCTTCACCCCCAAGACCATCGGGGCCACGACCACGATCGAGCGGCGATTCATGACGCAATCGAGCGTGGACGCGGAACAGCTTGTCCGCGATGACATCGCCAAGGTGCTGGCGAATGGGCTTGACCTGGCCGCGCTCGAAGGCACCGGATCGAACAATCA